TTTGCTATAATTCCTCCAGCTCCAGCCAATAGTCCAGTCGCTATAAATTGTTGAACATCCGGGTCTTGAATTAATCTTTTACTTGGGTCTATTCCAAAATATTCTTTTGTTGCAGAGATTCTTTCCTCGCTGAATCCTTTTCCGCCCAATGCTTGAACTCCTTTACTTCCTAACTCTATTGCTCCGACTGCTAGTTTCTTTGAACCTCTAACTACTCCTCCCAAAAGCGGAATTTTGTCTCCGATTCTTGATATGTTTGTCCCGACTGGTTGTTTTCTTTTACTTTTATCTTGTAGAATTTTTGTGTTTGCTGCGCCTTGTGATTTTGATTCGCTCCTAGCTTCTTTCAATGTGATTGTTTCTTTTTTCTTCTTCTTCTTTCCGCCATATAATTTTGTCATTATTGTTTTTCCTCCGGCTCTGCTGATTGCCCCGCTGTAGTTTCGCTTGAATCTATATTTTCTCCGCCATCCTTTTTCTTGTCAGATAATAAATTGTTTTCAACAGATGCTGGAAACTCTAGATTGATTACATAGCCTAATTGATTCAAAACATTTTCCTCAATAAATAATTGTTCTTTTTCTATGATTTGCTGAAAAGCCAAATATGTCACGGTCACTGCTTGCTCTGTAAATCCGCCAGTTCCTCCGGCAATAATCTTTGGCACTTGTGCTTCTTCGTAGAATTTAGCATCTAACATCTCAATCCATGAAATAGGATTTAGAGTTGAGTTTGGCGCAACTGCAATTAATTCACTTTCTGAAACATCAAAAGGTTCATAGACATTTGCAGAAACTCCAGTCACTGAATCCATCTTTGCTTTGTAGGCTGCGATTTCAGATGGGATGTCTGTTTTCAATTTGAACTTCCAACGAGGAATTACATTTAGATGTATTGCAACTTGATTATCTGCCATGGCTTCATTCTTCATTAAAATAATTCTCACGAGTGGTTGCGTTATGCTTGTTCCATGAACTTGGTCGGCAACTCTATTTCTTGCTAGATGAAACATTTTGTCCGGCATAATTATATGAGGTTTCTTTCCTTGAGTTTTAGAATTCTGTTCATATCTTTTTATGATTCCTTTTCCATTAACAATTATTGCGATTGCTCCGGGGTCTAGTGGTTTTAAGTTTAGCAAATCTCCGTCGTCATCTAAAACTATTTCTGCAAACGCATCTCCTCCAATATGAAAATCCCTAATTAAATTTCCTAGGATTGAGTTAAATGTGTCCTTACCCCATCCAGCTGCATGATTTAAAATTACGGTTGTCTCTGGGTCTGCCTTGAATCCTTTTCCGACAGTCCATGTTTCTTTAGAATTGATAACAGAATTCAATTCCGGGATTTCATTATAATATGCAAACCATTGTGTCCAGTTTCCATTCTCCCATTTGAATTCTTTTCCCTCTCCTTGCGCATCTGTTGTTTGAGCATCAACTTCAAAAGCTGTGTCAGAATTCTTTGTGGTTAAATCAGTTACACTTGTTGAGCTTATTTTATTATCTGGCATTTTATGTTGGTATTACATACGGCACATGGAAAGTCATTTGCGTAGATAAGTGTGTTAGAGATGCAGGAAGTCCATTTGCTAATCTTGCTCCAGTGGTTAAACCGATTGGTTCTTCTGGAGCTGTTACTTGAAATGCTCTCCCTTGTGGGTCATGCCCAATAATTATCCAACATTCTAATGGCGCGCCTTTGCCACTAAACCATCCCTCTACTGTAATTCTTAACTTTTCTCCTTTTTTAAAATGTCTATTAGTTGCAATGTTCGCCCTTACAAGATGCGTTCTTGCAGAACCTAAAAGTCCGTCGGTTTCTATCTCGCTGGTAGTAGTCACAGATGTTCCAGTTCCCAATAATGTTTCAGTCGCGCCATCCCAATGACTTGCTTTTACAATTACATAATAATCAAATTCTCTTGCACCTGTAGTGCTGGCATAAATTCCCATTGGCACGCTTGCTAGCAAATCTCCCTTTATGTTTTTTGGCAAATTATATTCTATATCAAAATCAAAATCAAAATATTTTGTGGCTGTTGCTGCAACGGTCTGCTCAATATAACTGGCTATTTCTTCGGATGCAATCGTTGTGCCAACTGCAAGATATTCTCCATTATCTCCTTTCGCTCCATAATATACTTCAACTCCAGTTCCCTCTGCAACATCAAAATAATCATAGTTTGCTAAATACTCCGGTCTTGACGGGAAAAGGGTTGCAAATGGCAAACTCATATTAAATTCTCCAATCCGAATTCTATTGAATAACCTTGCTCCATGCTGTTTTGATTTATGTTCATTCCAAAACTAATTATCTCGCCCAAGATTCTTCCCCACTTCCCAACTCTCATTGCCGGATTTATATTTATTAAAACATACTCTCCCAAGATTTGTTCTTCTAGCCATCTTTGACTTTTCACTCCGCCAACTTCTTTCATCTCCGGGGCTGCAATGTTTGATAATCTGATATTAACTGGTTTCTCTCTCTCGCTCCATTTGACTTTGACAGTGTCTCCATCATGCACATCAACAACTTCTCCCCAAAAATCTTCTGTGATTTGTTTGTGTGGAGAATCAAAATAATAGAATTGCATTTGGTTGTTTGTCAGTTCGGGAAAATTTTTAAAATCATGTGGCATTATGCTTCCTCATCCATGAATGTTTGGACATTCGTATTTTTTAATATCTGTAGATTTCTCAAAACAACATCTCTCAAAACTGTAATCATTGATTCTGCAACACTTCTTCCGATTGCATCCATATCCCAATTAATTACATTTATTGCACACATGCTAGCTCCAGTTTCTGTGAGGATTCCTTTAATATCTACACTTGCAACATCCACTACATCCGCATACCAATCACTCCAGTTAAATCTTGTTAAAGCATTGATTGTTGATTCAACATTGAGAACATAAACATCTGTTGCTGCAGTAGCTTTTGCAGTTGCATTTGCATTTGCTCCAACTCTTGCAAGGATGTCTGCGTTTTTTGTAAAGATTCCAACATCTGCCATATTATTTACAGAAAGCCATAATATTTAAAGTTTTGTCTTTCATGCAAAATGCTCCTCGCTTGAGTGCTTCAAAAATATGGTCATAGTTCCCGTAGATTTTGAGTTTCCCGTCTGACATATCACATTGCATGCTTCGCAGGGATTGTCTGATTCTTGGTGTATCTAATAATTGGATTTTTCCATTTTCCATAAGAATTTTTAAGTTAATTGCCATATCTTCTCCTAGAAGTGTCTTGCTTCTGATTTTTGTTTTGCCATGATTCATAGTTCTCTCAATTTCTCTATGTGCATTATTCAATCCCTCTATCTTTCTTTTGGTTTGTGGGTCTTCGTAGAGAATGTCATAAACTCCAACTCCTAAGCCACCATCATCCATGAAAATCTTTTTGTGGTTTAGTTGTTTGTCTTTGTGGATTATTAGACGAGCTGTATCTGTGAGGGTCTGGGCTTCTGGGATTTCAATATCAAATTGGATGAGCTTTTTTCTCTGTATTCTGTCTACTGATATTAGAACTGTCTCATCCCCGCCCATTCTTGCTATATCTATGCCCTGGAACTTGTCTCCTATTGGGGTATGTTCTTCTATTATACAGCATTTGTCTATGAGTTCGTCTGGGATGAAACGCTGTATTCCACCAACAAACAAGCCAAGATACTCTTGCTGATATTGGAGCTTAGTCATTCTCTCTTTTTCGTCTTTCTGATGGTTTATCATCCATGTTCTCTGGGGTTCTTCTCTTGCTTCTGCAACTTCTTCTGCATTAACATGAATAGATGTGAACTTTTTATCATAGAATCTGTCGTAGAAGTAGCCTGTTGCTCCAAAGGGTGTGCTTAGGAGATTGATAATTCCCCCAGTTGTTGAGAGCATGGGAGTTACAGCTTGCCAGACATCTTCTTTAATGAAGTGAGCTTCATCTGCGTATAAAGAGTTGATTGTGTAGCCCCTTATACCAAAGCCTGAGTCCCCTGTAGGTAGACATCTAATAATAGAGCCATTTGTGAGTTTTAGTTCGTGTTTTGTGGGTTTATCCTTTCCTTTCTTGATATAGGACTTATGATTT